TCTCTTTCAGCATTTTTAAGTGAGCTATAACATCACTTTAATAGATTTATACACTCTGGGAGAGATACAGCTCCCGTTTGTCCATTTCGAACACTATTTTTGCTTATATATGTTATATAAATAAAAGTTTGGTGAACTTAATTCACTATCCCTATATTCATTGTGTTGAATTGAAACACAAAACTGAAATGGTTGATATGAATTTCTGTTTTATACAGTATGACAACCAATTACTTAAGTGAAGAACTTAAGCGTGGAAGCTATTGTACTTAACGGTACAAACACGTTAGCATAATTCGGATTATCCCGGCGGATTTTAGATTTGATATGTAATCACAACTTACAACAATTAGAATAAATTGTTGTACAACATCAAGTAGAGGGGTTTAACAGGCCTCTTTTGTTTTTGATTTCATTCAAGCTTAACACCATATTAAATTATTTTAATCCAAGGACCGCGTTGAAATATATATTAGGAGAAACTCAGTATTAGTCCATCTCCTTTTCCCTAATTTCGATGGCCAACCAGAAACTGTTTAACAAAAATGAAATCCATAGTATCTGCTGTTCTTCGGAACAGAAATCACCCTGCTGTGAGGAAAATTTCCTCTTATGTCCCTGATGATTTTATCAAAGGAGGTATGCAGTTAGGTTTTATGCATGAATTTGAACGTATGATTGACAATAGTGTCATTTCTTCTAGCTTAGTATTAGATTCTTTTAACATCAATGTCAAAGTCGGCGATTTCGCTGTCTTTGCTTACAATTTTTGCACATCAGTAAGAAATTGTACTAGTGTTGTTGAATTTATGAATCAGGTCATAGTTACTTTATCAATGTTGATGAAAACCACTCCTTTGGAGATGTTTAAGTCGGCAGGCAAGTACTGCATTCTTATTTTTATACAACTATTTGGAGATAGTATCCTTGGCATGGCTCAAACGGAATTTTATGTTAAGAGTATTAACAACGCTCAAGGATTTATTAAACAAGTTAGAAACAATATGTTCAAAGTAACAGACAAGTTGTCTTCAGAATTTGCAAACAAATTATCTATTTTCTTAGGAGCAGTTTTAACGCTTCCTTTTGCTTTAAAGCATAATATAGGAGTAGAATATTTTGGATACCACAAAGGAGCAATATTGAAGATGAGACGAGATCGTGAGCATCAACATTCATTACCATTTGCTATCAAAACTTTAGATAGTTTTTTGTACATATTTGATCGACTTTTAGATTGTGTAAAGTACGGATCGATCGACAGATTAGCATATGATGATGATATGATTTTATTGTATCACGAACATTATAAGTGGCATTCTTTTTATGCCGATAAGTTAGATTTAGTCTGCAATTTTTATTACGTAGATGTCGAGACAGGAGTCAAATCTAGTCAGAGATTTACTACGAAGAGTTATATGACGAATATTGAGAAGCTTATTGTTACGAATAAAGCTATATCAGCGTCAACTCAAGATAAAGTTTTGAAAGCGCAGCTTAAAGTTGAATTAGGCGTTTTAGAACGCGCGAAACTTAAAGTTATGCTTAAATTAGAGTTGAATCGAACTCGGGATGCACCTTTGGCTTTAGCCATAATAGGTTCCCCTGGTATAGGTAAGACTCAAATTGTAGACAAATTTTTGAAGATGAAATGTGATATAGATAAGGAGTTAGGACGTGACCCTTCGGGGTACGATCCATCTCGTGTTTATCATCACAACGGAAGAGATAAATATATGTCCGAATTTTCTTCATCAGATAGATCAATTGTTATTGATGACGTTGGTCAATTCAGAGATGAAATAATTTTGGCTCAACAAGGAGGAGCTATGTCGTATTTAATTGATTTTATTAACGATAATGCTTTAGTTACTGAGCAAGCTGATTTAGAAAATAAGGGTAAAATTTATTTTTATTGTAGTGAGGTTGTAATTACCTCAAATTTTGCAGATTGTAAATTTAGCACCGTTTTTCCAAAAGGTGGTGGTATTTATAGACGTTTTCTTTTTGTATTTTGTCGTGTTAAAGAGGAATTTCAAGTAGAAGGGGAGACCCGACTCAAGGGAGACCTAAAAGACCCCAATAATTTTGACATGCACGAATTTATGTTTAAACGTTACAAAAATTTAAACGGTGTCGATTCGGAAGTATATTGGAACGGTACGGATTGGCAGTCTGACAACGACGTCCCATGGATGTCCATTTTTGAAGTTGGACCATTTTTGAGGGATGAAATTTTGATACCTCGTTACGAGCAGCAAGATCGTGCTAAAGCTGCTGGAAAATATTTTTTGGAATCAGAGTCTTGCTCTGGTTGTAAATTAACAAAGTTGATTTGTTCGTGTCCAAAAGCACAAACAGATTATGAATCAGACGATGATTTCGACCATACACCAGAGGAATCGGGCTTTGATTCGGATGTGACTTATTTTTTAGGTCCCGAGTCATGGTTTGATTATTTTACTCGGTGTAATAGTCTTTTGAGTATGTATTTACTTTGGATATTTTACAGCGGTTGGAAGAAATTTAATTCGGACGGAATTAATATATTACTCGCAATGCGAGGTTTAAATTCGTTTAATTCTACTACTTCTGACCATGATATACTCAATGAAACGAGTTTTTTGTCACGGCAACGTATTCGATTTGGTGACTATTTCGTTAACGAAGTGGAAGCCATTTCTAATAAAGATGTTTTGCAGGTGATTTTAACCAATAGACGGCGTGTCATATATGCTGAATTTGGTTTAACAATTTTGATTGCTACTTTGACTGCTTTAGTTACCTCATATCTGATGTTTAGTTCATTTTCGACGCCTGCAGAGGCGCAAGCTACGCAGGACGACGACGATGAAGTTCAAGGAGACGATGAAGATGATTATTGGAAAGTTCAGTATGAAGACATGACTGTTTTATCAGGCGAGCCTTCGACTACTACTTTTGATCAATTGACGAAAGTCTGCGAACGTAACATTATGATGTTAAAAGTTCAGGCAAATGGCAAGCATTTTTACGTAAATGCTTTTGGGTTGTATGGCAACGTAGCTGCTATACCGAAGCATGCCTATTACCAGATGGAGATGCACGATTTTGAGTGCAACATTACGGCCTATCGACACGATAAGAGCCATCCTAGTGGCGCTTCTATCAGGTGTATTAAGCTGGATAAAACTAGTTTTACGCTTACTAAGATAGAAACTGACTGTATTATAGTTCAGTCGCCTTCATTTGGTGTTTTTAGAGATATACGTAAATTTCTTTTAGAAAAAGACAATTTTGCTGGAAAGACCCAGGGTAAAATCGTGGGTCGTAATTTAGAAGGCGAGATTGTACATTTTGACATTGATGCTTTTCAGCGTGGTTTAGTTAATTATAAACATATCACGACTGATACTATTTTTGATTTCGTGGGCTATAAAGCCTACGCAAGACGGGAGACCTTTTTAGGATTATGTGGAGCCCCCTATATTTTGAAGACCATGAATGGTTGTTTCATAGGTGGGTTTCACGTAGCCTTGCGTAAAGGTTTCCGCGGTTTTGAGGTTTTTTGCTGTCCTTTATCTAAGGAAATTGTTGATTGTGACGTTAAAAATTTAGTGCCTAATTCTTATAATGGTTTGGATTTGAACGAAGTTTATAAGACAGACCAGAATTTGGCTTTAGCACAATCAACACATCCTAAGTGTCCCACACGCAAGCTCGACAAAGGTTCGAGTTTGAAATTTTATGGGAATTTGGACATTTTTCGTCCTAAGCTCAAGACGAGCGTAGGGCGTACTATTTATTGTAGAGAAGTTTTGAATTATTTTAATATGGATGAGGTGGAATATTTTTCACCCAAGAAGGT